GATAAAAACAGAAAATCCGATGGTAGACAGAGGCTGTTAAGAAGAAAAACATCCAATCAATTTAAAAACATATTTAGCTGAATAAATAAATATAATTTTAGAGAACGTTGGCTGCTGGTCCAGCTTACTGTCGAGCCGTCTGATGAGTAGCACCTCAGGGTCACGAAACGCTGGACGTAACGGCGGAACAGATTATTGAGGTTAGTAGAACATTATCAAACAACACAACACAACACAACATTAACACAACGAACAACAAAACAACCAAAGACAAGAAAAGGCAATAGCTTTCGAAATACAAGATGTCGAATTTCGAAAGTGTTTTTACCTACATGAAGGATGCTTCAAGCAACCTTGCACATGAGAGAATATTCAATACTACATTGTTGAAGAATGAGGGTAGTGTGGAGTTGAAGGACCTGGTGTCAAGCGAGTGGGCGGCGTTGAAGACTACGGAGAAAAACATCTTGTCAGGCATGTCATGCCCGATGAAATTCACTAGGAAAGGTATGGTGAAGGATGGCATTAATATGGATGTCACGGCTGTTGGCAGGGGAGCAACTAAGGTTGGGCAAACTGAATTGGTGCATTCAGCGCACAAGAAACTGACTTTTGACTCTGACACAGCATGGGTCCTCGCTGCTAGAAAAGCTAAATTGGTGTATTCACAAAGGGATTCGCCAGATTTGGCAAGTGACAGTGGTTTGTTGAGTAGGATAACTTCATCCTGTGCTAATTTGTCATCAGTTGAGATGCGGAGTATAACAATCACGCACGCTTTGGAGCGGATAACACAGAAGCCCGATATGAAGCACATGATGATGAAGATGTACTTGATGCTGATGGATTTGACACTGGCGGCTACCAGTAAGAGTGAGTACAGGAGGATTGCTAGGAGAATGCCGAAGCACCTAGCAACGAATGTAGATGATAACAGAAGGTTGGGGGCTGTCATGGCCCACCAGGTCGTGGTTGATGCTGATATGCTGACTAATGATGAGGTTGAATTGTTAGCCTTATCTGCAATGCAATACCCAAGTGTCAAATTTTGTGAAGACAACGTGTACAACACAATACACATGATGGAGGATGATGTGCGGATATTGTCTTCAAATTCGCGGTCACACATTTCTAAGATAGAGTGGGTGCCTGATTCATTACACAGGACGATCGTGTCACTTGCATGCAAATTGGATGTTGTGGATGATTGGTTCGAGGTGGTGTCAATAATGAGGGGTAGGCCACATCTGATGCGTGAGGTGATAAGGAGAACGAGCGACAGGACGGTTAAAATGGATGTGTGCCTGTCCAATTCTCACAATACTGCGTTCGGGACTGGCGGTAGAATACGTGCTATCCCAAAAAACTTCCCTGGTTACCTTTCAACGTCAGTATCACTAATAGCTGATGCACTGTTGGGGCACTCAATGCATGCTAGTACGTCCTGCATGATTGAAAAGTTGGGTGGCTACGGTGAGTTGATGTGCCAGGGGAACCCAGCGACGGATAGCATGTACCAGTCTATACTGAGGGAATATGGAATAACTACGATGTCAATTGAGACCAATGCTTTGTTGATGTGTTGGTGCCAGGTGATGGAGACACACAAATTCGGATGGTCAATGCCGATTGGATGGAAAGAATATGTTGTCTCACTGACGAGTGAAATGAAGGCTGGAGATGACGTTGAGATACCTCAAGTGCTTTTTGATTGTGCATATATCATGGCTGACGATTCTGCTTGGGGAATAACAAGAGGTTGGAGAGGTGTAGGAAACTGCACGATATCAGACATCGCAAATGACAGGAATTTGCGCGATGAAAATATCAAGCAAACGGCAGCATTCCTTTGGCAGATGGGTGTACGAAAAACGAGGCCAAAAGTGTACTCCAATACGATGAAGGTTGGGGAGGATTCACTCAGTGGAGCAGAATACAAGTTCTTGAGTGGTAGCGAGGGGCACTACCAGATGACGTGGCTTAGATACACAATAGCCGACGGATTAGGTGGACGTGTCGACAGGACTGAAGAAGAAGCTACTGGGCTTGTAGATACATACTTCAGGGGCGTAAGATGCAGTGTGATGTATAGTGAGACGGACCATTGGGTGGTCAGGACGTTGAAAGGGCCAGAATTACCGGGTGTGAGTGAGAGCATGGGTATAACTGAGGAAGGAATATTCGTGCCACCAAAGGTCGATTCGAGTAAAGACGGAGAAGATATGATTGCACCGGTGTCTTATGGTGGTGAGAAGATAACCAAGCACAAAAACGTGTTCAAGAAGCTGACAGCAGTATACAAACCAAGTGACATACGACTGCGAGAAGCAAAGGACAAAGGAAACAGTGCTAAACCGGAAAAGGACAAGGTATTGTCATACGACGTGGTTAAAGTACCAGGTGATGGAAGCTGTGGTGTGCATGCGATTGTGGAAGGGATGCACGCAAATGGCATGATGACGACGTTCGACAAAGAGAGAGTGTTTAAAGCTGTCAGCAATAGATTGGATGAAAAGTCATTCCACGAGGCATCTGATTTAGCGCGAGTAGTGATGGAAATGGGCTGTGGTTTAAGAGTAATTGATACCAGTAGTCGAGTTGTACATGAGTTTGCCAGCGATGAGGACGTGGTGATTAATCTTGTGCGCGATGGCATGCACTTCGACGCAGCTACAATTAAGGAAGAAGGAGGAGCATACCAGATGGTGGTTGCTGGAGTTAATCGTGGGTACGCAAGTAGTGCTGAGGGTTTGGCCGGGCTGGATGAAGTTAGGAAAGTAATGCCCGGTATGACGTCGAGAGATACGTCAGCAGAGTATTAGTCTTTAGACTAATACTACACCCCTCGGTGAGCTTAGGGGTGCGGCAGCCGCTGCACCCGACGGATCGGCCGGTAAGACCGGAACTGGTTGAAAAACTGGGGGCCATGCGTGAGTATGGTGACAAAATGAGTATCTGCGGGCTTTAAGTGT